GAACTGAGACGATGTCTTGCACCGCTTTAAATCCTGTCGCTGCGATTATAGCAACGTTGGCAATTTTCAATCCAATTTCAAAAGGAGTGACGGTCTTGGTTGCAAGCTCTGCCGTTATACCCTGATAAGTATTTATTAAAGCCGCTGCCGCTGCCATTGCTTTACCGGCTGCCGTATTTTTACCCAATAAGTCTGCGCCCTTGCTTAACGTTTCCGAAGTTTTAGCGAATAAGGCTTGTTTTGCTGCGGCTGTTTTTTTAGCAAGTTCAACCTCTGCGGCTGCATTGTCTTCGTCGGATTTTTTCTTTTTAGCTTTGCCCTCAGCGTCCAAATCCTCTAAGTCGGATAAATGTTGCATTTCAAGTTCAAATGTACTTTTACCAGCTGCCTCTAAAATTGCTTTTTTCTCTTCGTATTCTCTCTCAAGTTTTTGCGTTGGAGTTTCTTTGTCTTTTGCTAAATCGTCAATAATTTTTTGAGCATCTTCCTGTCTTTTTTTCTCTGACTCAGCTTGGCTTTTATTTAAGTCCTCAATACCTTTTTGAGTCTCTTCGTCAAATTTCTTTTTGTCTTCAATCTCTTTTTTTCTCGCTGCCTCTGCGTCCTCTTTTGCTTTTGTTCTAGCCTCTTTGTTTTTATCCTCAACCTCTTTATTATGGTTGGTTTGAGATTGTAAAATTTCAACCTGGTGACGATTTTGAATGTCCTTTTTTTCGTCAAACGCTTTTTTTAAATTCTCATTTTGTTTATTGACTTGCTTAACTGACTCGTTTGTTAATTCAGTTTGTTTTTTAATTAACTCCTCGTCAGCTCCGGAGGCTTTTAAAGATGCTAAATAATTCTTATTTTTTTCGTAAGTATTAAACGCAATCGCTTTAGCCGATTTCTCGTAAGCAATTTTCTCGTCAATCAATTTTAATTCCAAAGCTCTAATCGCCTCAGCGCTCATTCCTGAGGCTTTTGCCATTGATATCTCTTGCTTTTGTTTTTTATCAAAACTACTAGCATTTTTCTCAAGACTTTTTGTTTGATTATCGAGAGCCTTTTTATTTGCCTCAACGGCTGCCGTATTTTTAGCGTTTTCCGCTGAGCTTTCCTTAAAATAATTAACCAACGCAACTCCCGCAGCAATTAAAGCGGCTATTACTACAACAAGCGCCCCGATTGGATTGGCAGCTAAGGCAGCATTCCAAAGCCATTGACCGGCCGTTACGATTTTTTGTACTATTGTGTAACTTTTAGCAACCGCACTCAATTGCTTAAATGAGTCAACGCTCTCTCCGATAGTTTGTAAACCTTGAGAGATAGCCATTGCGCTTTGAACTTTTAAAAGCGTTTGCTCTACCTCTTTTGATTGACTACCAAATAACGCTTGCGCACCTTGTAACGCTGCAAACCCTCCGGCAACTCCAGCCAAAGACGAACTCAAAGCCTTAAATTTAGCATCCGGATTAAACGCATCCGTTAAGGCTTTTGCGTCTCCGATTTGATCCTTTAATTGACCGGCTCTTTTTGCTGCCTCGATAGCCTCTTTTGAAGTAACTCCAAATTTTTCAGATAAGGCGGCAACGTCTGCCTGAGCCTCTCTTAATTGTGAGCGTAAACTTCCAACCCTTTCGTCTGCGTTGCTTTGTATGTTTATATCAATTACTTTCTCAATCGCCATTTTAATATGTCTTTAAATTGTTGTAAATAGTTTTTTTTAAGTTCGTATTTTCCCTTAGCGCTTGCGATTATTTCATTGTGTTCGTATTGCTCAACGTGTTTAAGCATTTCTAAAATGTTTGTTATCATAATTCGTTTAAGAGTTCCATATCACTCTCTCCGGTTGTTAAATTAGTAGTAATTTTATTTATTCTAAATAGACGATCCACAATTTTAAACCTATCGTTTAACTCAAAATTTAAAAGTATTGACAAAGGTAAAATCGCCTTAATTTTTGTAAGTCTGTTTTTAGGATTAAAAACTTGCATAATGTAATCCTGATAGTAATTTAAAAATAAAGTGTCCGTAAAATCATTGCCAAAAGTCCACTCGTTTAATTCAGCCTTAAAATTTATATTTGTCTTACTTACATTTGGATCAAAACTCAAAGAATTTGACGGAGCAATATAAGACGTGATTTGTTCGTGGCTTGAAGTCGTAGGTCTCCATGACATATTCGCAACTCCGGTAACTAATATCGGATAAAATAAAAGTGGCTTTCCTAAGGCTGCCTCGTAGTTCCCAGTTGCCGAATTAAAGTTATCCGTTGCCGAGTAACCCCATTGAATATCTAGCGGAGTCGTTCCTCCGTTTACGTCAAATAGTCTCTCATATTTAAAATGTGAAAACGGGAGAGTTACCTTATAAATTCCTCCGTCAATTTCCGGTAACTCGTTATAAATCTCCTTAGCCCAATCGTAGTTAAATTGCTGGCTATGTTTTAAAGCTAGTAAAGTCTTCGTATCTTCATACCCAAACTCGATTTGCTTAAATGGTAACGCAACGTTCACGCTATTGCTATCGACTTTTATATGTGGCGTAATATCGTAAACGTTTGAGGTTGCATAAAAATCATTTAAGGTTTTTACAATTACAATTCCATTGTCAACGTAAGCCGTCAAATTAAACATTCTAAAAATACCACTTAAAAAATCTATAACTTTAATCTCCGGAATTTGCTGAGCAATATCGAAAACGAAAGTTGCGTTTGTATTAAATAAAATTGTACTAAAAACGTCAAATGTTAACGGAATGCCTGGATCGGTATAATCAAAATATCCAAGTTGTAAAGTAATATCGTCAATAGTAATTACAAGTTGACTTTGAATAAAAAATGTAAAATTATTATTATTATCAAAATAAACGGAAGTAATATCTAGCGTTTGACTTCCATTTAACGTATTGCTTTGAAAAACTAAAACTCCATTTCTTAAAATACTAATTTTGTAATCACTTGTTGACGTGGTTGTTATTGCAATACTATTTGAGGCGCCGTCGTAATCTGAATTAACAAATAAATTGCTAGAAGTTGTAAAAGCTCCATGATTTCCACTAACTACATTCCACGAATTTATTAACTCCGGAGGGAAAACTCCAGCGTCAACTCCTTGAACTCCTCCTTTGGCTCTGTGCAACCACATAAATAAATTATAATAATCTAAATTTGTACTATCAAAAAAATCATTACTAAAAACCAAGCCGTATTGAGTACCGATAGCCTGGATTATTGCATCCAAACGAATAGCATATTTTAAATCATTCCACAAAAGTCCGTGTTCGTGTGTGCCTCCACTTTGATAATATAAATTTGTATCGTTTTCGCTATGTCCTGAGCTACTATCAAAATAATATCGGTTTGTGTGCGAGATAAAAGGCGCAATTACGTCCGTTGTAGTCGGATCAATTTGAAATTTTGTCTTAACTGTAGTGTTATTATACGTCAAATTATAACTAGACAAAGGCAAAGCGTTCAATTTATCCTCTCCGATTACGTCTTTTAGGTTAATTGTGTCACCATAATACGTCACTCGATAGGAATAAGGCTGGTTATTTTTCATGTCAACCCCCTCTAATTTCACCTTTCCGCTATTAAATCGGTTGCTATCAATCTCAATATAGGCGTCAATCTTTACTCTCGCGTCAAACCCTCCATCAATATCGTAATTATAATAGTGTTTAAAGAGTCTATTGTTTTCGTCACTCGCAGGAAGTGAAAATGTCTTGGTGAAATTCGTAAATATTAAGCTAATATCCTGAACGTCTTGGATAACCTGAGTAATCGAGATAGTCTCATCGTTAAATAAGTCGCTCCTTTGGTATTTATTTAACTCATTATTTTTTAAAAATAAAGCTAAGTTTAAAATCATACCACGTCGTTAATTAAATTAAAATTATATTCAAACTCCATTGTATAATTTATCATTCTATTTTTTAACTTGGTTTTTAACTCTGAGCTTTGAGTTTTAAGGTTGACCGGTTTTTGATCTAATAATATCGTCTCGCTTAAAAGTAAGTCAGTAATTAATTCGCTATAATTCTCGTCAACCCAACCAGTATTTAAAGTAACGTTTTGAGTTCCTCTAATATTAAATGACCTACTCTGCCCTCTTAATGGATTGTAATTTACTTCGTTAGGCATCAATTTATATTCGTCACTTTTAGCCGTTACGCTATTAGTCTGAGCTTTGTAAAATGTTAACGTCTGCCAACCTCCGTGACGATTAATAAAATCGCAAAGTACCGGCGTATATTTAGGCTCACATATTGGATAGGTATTAAATTCATTTGAAATTAAACTTCCTCCGTCTGGGGTAAAATTAATTACTACATTGCATCCGTCTATAAAATTCCCGTCAACTTTTGCCAAACTGATTGGAATTTTAAATAAATAAACTCCACTTAATGAGTCGTATTGGAATGAGCTTGGATTACTTCCATTAATATCGTAGTAAGTAATATCTAGTAAATCGTCGTTGTCTTGAAAATCAAATAAAACATTTAAATATTGGATTGTATCCGGAGAGTACGAACTTTCAATTTGATAATTATTTTTTATATCCGAATTAAATAACGGCATTACTCTTGTATCGTTTGCAATTTGCAAACCGTCCATATAATTCGTGAAACCATTAACCCCAACGTATTGAGTTGTGTCGAGTAAAGTATAAACTCCAGCATTATCCCAATATCGTTTTACTTTAAATTTAGCCCAATTTTCGTTAGTGTCTTGAGCAATTGTATCGACGTAAACCGGTGCAATATTATCGATATATTCCTTAACAAAATTCGCCACGTTATAACTCGTATGTCTTTGCGCTGTCGTCGGAATTGGCTTGCTTAATGTATATGTCGGAGTTACTGGCTCTGTGTCTCCATTATTCCAAATGAATATCTCAATCTTTGATCCCAACTGAGTAGCCTCATCGATTTCAATTATAAACGGACTTCTTACTTTTACTACTTTCATTTATAAATTATCTTTTAAAGTAAATTTTAAAAACGACTCCAAATCTAAGCCGTATTTTTCAACTATATTATTATCAAAATCTTTGTACTGAATATCAAAGGCATTTCTAAAAAATCTTGTCTCGTATGTTCCGGTCCTATTAATAGAGTTTGTTATCGAGGTAACCATCATTTTACGATTTGCAAATTGACCTCCAGCGCCTCGCACTCCTTGTATGCCTTTGCGAATTACCCATTTATCAATCGCACCCCTTGAGGC